ACTGTAGATAAAGCTGTCGAAATATTTAAAAGATATATTGAGGAAAAACGAGAGGTTTATTATGCAATTGGCCTTTTTACAAATAATGTAGAAAAAGTAAAGGGCAAGACAGTAGTAAGACGAACAAAAAAACATGCTGCCATTTTCCATGTGCTTGCGTTTGATATTGACTGTGGAGATAATAAACCATATGCCACCCAAGCAGATGCGGCTAATGCACTTGATGTGGTAATGATTAAGTTGGGGTTCTCTTTAAATCAATATACTATAGTTAGTTCGGGAGGCGGATTACATGTTTATATTCGGTTAAAAGAGGGATGTTCAAAAGTAATATGGGAAAGAACAAGTACTTATTTAAAAATAGCTTTTGAACGTAATTATTTATTAATAGATAGTACTAAAATTAATGATGCCGCATATGTATTGCGTCCAGTCGGAAGTTTTAACCATAAATTGATACCCTTGCGGGAAGTTGAAGTAAGAAGATGGGCAACTGATACAGTAGATATAGATTTTGTTAATAAGTTGTTAGCCCCTTATAAAGGCGCTCATCAACCCGAACTAGCTAATCAACCATCTTCCAATCAATCCAATGCTCAAGGGCTGCCTGGGAAACCACCGATTGCGCTCTTACAGATGGAAGAGGGGATTACATGGGACAGTTATCAAGCGGTAAATAGCGAATTAGTAGAACAAAATTGCCAACAAATTAACGCTATCGCTAAGAATGCAAATGTGGCTGAAGTATTATGGTACGCAGTGCTAGGAGTCGCGGCAAGTTGTGATCAACCTGAGAATACCGCTGAACGATGGAGCTCCGCAAATTATCCGGAATATAATCGCTCCAAAACTTTAGCAAAAATGAGACAATGGAAAACAAGAGCAACAGGTCCTACAACCTGTGCTTATTTTGAAAAAATTAATTCACAAGGATGTAAGGGATGTACTTTCAAAGATGCAGTAAAAACGCCATTACAAGTAGCTATTACTAACAATAATACTGTCTCAGACAGTAAAGGGAATGATTTTGAATTACCACCTACTTATTATTTAAATGAAGACGGGCATATTGTAAAATTAGTCAATGGAGAATTAGTTACCGTAACTACTTATCTTATTTATCTGGATAGTAGAGCAGAATTATCAGACATTCGAAATCCTATTAACTTCCTACGTTTTAAGATAAAGCGAGGGCATTCATGGAGGACATTAGAAGTGGAAGCTAGCCAATTATATGGAGCAGGGAAAAATGAAGGACTACAAGGCAAATTAGCCAATGCAGGAGTAATGCTTCAGCCTATGCTTATGAAACGAGTACAAGAATATTTAATAGCATGTGCTAACCTTTACGAAGCAAATAAACCTATCCAACGCGTAGCGACTCAGATGGGATGGACAAGTGAAGGATCTTTTATTTATGGAGTGCGTGAGATTAAAGGTGAAGAAGAAAAAGAAGATTCTATTACACCTCAAGGAACAGCACCATACACCTATAGTAAAGCCTTTGTTAAAAAGGGTAGCTTTGATGAATGGCTCAAACCTATCATTCTCTTAAATGGAGTAGGATTAGAAAAACATGCTTTTGTTTATTTATTAGCTTATGCAACGCCATTGGTACGCTTTACCACTATTGGGGGAGCGGCGATTAACTTGTACAGTGAGATGACAGGTACGGGGAAGACGACGGCGTGCCATATTATGAACAGTGTTTATGGTAACCCTACATTACTTATGTTGATGCCTAGAGATACTGATAATGATATGTTCAATAAATTTAGCGCTTTAAACAACTTACCAGCGTTTATAGATGAGATCTCTGCATTGGATGGTAAACGCATCTCTGAGCTGCTCTATTACGCTTCTATGGGGCAGGAAAAGGGCAGAGCTACACGAGAGGGAGATAGTCGAGCTGTAAAGAAATGGAACTTACTATTGCTGTCTACAAGCAACAAATCACTTTTCGATAAATTAGACTCACACGAATCATCAGCTCAAGGGCAAAAAGCCCGGCTTTTTGAATTAGACATAAATCCCACCCAACGGATTGATGAGATTGGTAAACACATTAGCCTCCTTGTTCAAGCTCATTATGGCCACGCAGGCGAAATATATCTGCGCCGAATAACCCAATACCAAATGAATGGTGACTTAGAGGATATGGTCGCTGATGCTCAGGATAGATTTGAAAAACATTTTGATTTTGAGTTTCAAGCTGAAGAACGTTTTTGGGCAACAATTATATGCACAGCGTGGTTGGGCGCAGGCATTGCAAAAGAACTAGGGCTTGTGCCTTTTGATATGGAGCGGGTATTTAGGGTTATTATTGAAGTAGTCTATTCTAGCAGATTAAGACTCCGCGAAGCAGTTGCTACTGCAGATGTTGTATTACAAAATTTCATTGCAGCCAAAGCCGATAAGTTCGTTAAAATTCGCCGAGTTTATGACAGTGTCGTTAATACTTTAGCCAGTTGCCCACGGAATGATGTATTGGGTAGAATTGAAATATTCTATAACAATGTAAATGATAGTTATCCAGAAAGTGGCATTATTATTGTGGCGCATGAAGCATTTAAAAAATATTGTAAAGAGAATACTCAACCATACCATAAATATATGGAGGATTTGAAGAATATGGCAGGCTATCAGGATGTGACACCTAATCTTACTAAAGATGTAAAAACCTGTATAGATGGCAGTTCGGCTATACCTATCAGAGTTAAAGCCTTTTGTATCCCCATCCCAAAATATCACCTAGAAAACTTTAATTTTAGTAGAGAGGAATTAAATGCGCAAACTAACAACCCTGCATGAAATAATAAAAAAAACGTATAAGGACAATCAAAATGTGTACAATACAGTGGCAACACTTTTTTCTGCTATTGGACAGGAGTTAGCAGCCGGAGAGCATGTATATATTCCGGGCTTTGGAACATTTTACCCTAAAGAATACAAGGTTCAGGTTAATTCGGGGCTTATTCCTAATTGTAAATCGGATCCGATAGTATATAACCGAGTATTATTTAAACCGACAGTTAAATTTAAAAAATCTATTAATATTCATAAAGAAGGAATAAAATGAGTACATTTACCCCACCGGTACCGACGTTTGTTAGTACTTCAGTTACTGAAGTAAATGGCCCTGGTATCATGACGGTAACAACGGCCATTGATGAAGATGGTAATATCTATATGTATCGTCCTATTATTAATGCTGGCGCCCAAAGTACCACTCAATATAAGTGGTACACCCTACCTCCGATTGAAGATATAAATGGGGGACAACCTCTAATGGCCTCTCCTGATCCGGATTGGATTTACGCGCAACCGCCTCAACCATAAGAATATGGTAATATACTATATTGATATTTAAAAGGATTTTAGAATGCGCTTAATCTCAACTACGCTAACCACTTCCACCTATCCTGCCACAAGTGATTTAATCACCATTAATGTGGATAATACCGGGTATTTTGAATCAATTCAGACGCTTGTGACTGGTACGGTTAATTATACAATACAGATTAATTTAGGTATGATTGTAGATGATCCATCTCTACAAAATACTCCTACATATGGCACCGTTATCCCTGACCCTAATGGGTGGGTATCTCCATATGCTGCTATTACGGCAGCGACAGCATCTCAATTAGTTCAAGGACTTTACCCGCATTATTTTTTGCGCTGCGTGGCTAACTCAGGTACAGGAAGCTCCACCATTGTAACAAAAGTAATTCAACAAGGTATAAGGTAGTAATGTACTGTTCTATATAGGATTTTTATGCAAGTACAACAAATAAGTTATTCAATCACATCGACAGATTCGATCCTCGCCGGATCAACTGGAGGTGGACCTCTATTTGATATCATCGGAGAAGGTCCTGAGGGTACTTTTGATATTCTACTCGAATCTTTACCTTTTACTGGTCCAGGATATCTTACTACTAATGTAAACAATGCCTTTTTTGAATTATCGATCCAAGTCTTAGTTACAGGTACTGCAAATTATACCGTTGAGATTAATTTAGGTAAGTTTGTTGATGATTTGTCGATGCAAAATAATCCTGATTATGGGAATGTAATCCCTGATCCTGATGGATGGGTAGCCCCTTATCCTAGTTTAACTAATGCTTCTACATCTCAAATAGTTAAAGCTATATATCCTTGTTATTTTTATCGTCTAATTGTTAATTCAGGAACTACACCTTTTGATGTAGTACTAAGATTGGTTCAACAAGGGATTTGCTAAGATACTGTTGTCCCCGTACTCCGTTGTAAGCGTCGGGGACGATAGTTATTGTTGTTGAGGCTGAGAAGGAAGCGCCAAGCCTGCGCCAAGCCCTCCAGTGACAGCTCCAGAGATTGGCCCGCCCTTGATGTAGCGCTGGTTAGCTGCATTTACCTTTTGTGCATTCAATAAATCTTGATATAACTGCGCTCGACCTCCTGGAGTACCTAATTGACCACCCATATAACTGAGTTGATTTGCTTGGGCTTGCTTAGTGTTTTTAGCGCTTGATAACACACTCTTAATTCTATCGTAAGCTCCACTTGAAGTTAAATTTATCGCTTGATTAATTAATGATGGTTGCGGTTGAACTCCTAATGCAGCTTTTTGGGCTTTTATATTATTACCAATAGTAGTCAAGTTAGAATATATATTAGCTGCTTGAGTGGCAGCATTTGGCGCTTCTGGGTTATACCCTTGTAATTTGGTATTAAGAATATCATGAGTCACATCCCCATTTTTTACCAAGGGATATAGTTCACTACCATTAGTTAAAGTTTGAGCTAACTCAGGTGTTAGTATTTGACCCGTGCCGCCTCCATTTAAATTAGCATGCATTGTGGCCATCTTACCAAGGATACTTACTAAATCTGGACCTGTATCTGTCCCCTTAGTTGCACCTTGTTTAAATTCATTATCTATCCCGTTTTGAAGTGAGCCACTTACATTCTGAACCATTTGATCTCTCTCTGGAGATCCCACCGGATATTTAGCATTTAATTCAGCCAATAGGGCATTAGTAGGATGATTAGGATTATTTACCAGATCATCATTCATTACTGAATGGACGAAGGCATTGGAGTTAAACTCTCCCCCTGGATTATCACCCACCGGTTGCTGAACAAACGGCTTAGCGGATGCAAAACCATGCGTAGCTGTAGGCGTAGTATCTATAAGTGAATCTGGAGCTATTGTAGCACCTCTATATGCTCCATTTTGGAGGGCTGCTTGGTTCTGATTAGTTATAGTCGTTCTTTGTTGAAGTAGGTTCTGATCTACACCAGTCTTACCGACTTCATTTGCATACTGCTTCGACTTATCATATATATTCTGCAATGTAGGCTGATTATTATCAATAAATGTGGGATCAAGATTATTAGCAGCCTTAGAAACGTTCTCAAGATAAGCTAAGGGGTTGGGCTTGGATGGATCACTTGGACTAAATTGATCTAACCCGGTATTCTTATAAGTAACTGCTTTTGCATCATTCCCGAATCCTTTAGTCCCCAAAATAGGAGATACCTCTTGGGCATTAGCTAAGGCCCCATGGAGTTGTTCTGCATTATTATATGTATTTAACATCTCAGGATCGGCTGCAACTCCTCCAGGGGATAACGCATCAAGTTTAGAAGATTTTAATAAATCTTTTACTCCTTGCCATTGAGCTAATCGCTCTTGAGGTAAGCCCTTCATATTAATTGAAGAATTAATCGCATTCCATACGCCTTGGGCTGCGGTGTTTTGCGACCCAGTTAATGACCCAGACCTAATTAAAGGCTCAAAATAATTATTCATAAAATAAGACATACTTTGTTTAACCCATGGTTCTTGAGCTGTAGAATTATTTGCTATATCATATAATTTATCAGCTACATCTGAAGGAGCCAGAGGTGTTGTAGGAATTGGTGGTGCTACTTCTCCCCCACCATAGGCATGACCTGCCGACAATATATTAAAAGACTTCACCGGATCGAGAGGCAGTGGAGTATCCCCCAAATGAGTATCTACATCTGTGTATGCTTTAGTTTTTGCTGTTTCCGCATTGTTCATAACGCTTTGGGCATTACCAAAAACCTCGTTATTAGCATCAGCAAGCGCTTCTGGAGATGAAGTGACCTTATTACTCAACATGCCACTCAAAATCGCTTCTGGAGTGGCTGTAGGCCCAGCAGGAGGTACCCCCGGCTTGCCTTGACTCTGCGCCTGATTCCACTCTGCTTGTTTCACAATATTATCTGGAGCGTTAGTTGGTGCTTGAGCAGTAGGTGTTGTATAAGCCGGGCCACCTGCTAAGAAGTCTTTAGAACCTCCCAGGGCTTGCTCGGTTTGGTTAGCTACACCGGCTTCACTAGAAGTAGGGACATCTCCAGTAAAATTCTTAACCACATCCGACATACCTGGATATTTAGCACCTATAGTATTACTAAGAGCCCCTAATCCTATCCCCATACCAATAGGGAAGGCACTTGCTGAAAGGCCTCTAATAGCTGCTGCAGTTTGTGGATAATTAGGCATATTATTTGCAATCGTATTTCCTGCCAGTTGGGAACCAAATCCTAACCCAGTAGTTATAGCTGTTAAAGGTAACTTATTAATTAAACCTGCAACACTACCTGTTGCACCTAAACTAGCTCCCCCGAGGGCAGCGGCTATATCTGCAGGAGTCATAGTTGATGGATCTAATTTACTGCCAGCTAAATGTGCAATCGCATTGGTAACTGTATATGCAGGATTAGCGATCCCTTCCCCTGCGCCCTGAATAATATCTCCCCATCCAATATTATGGATCCCTTTATCCATCACAGTATTAATGGCTCCTAAGGTTGCTCGTGCAACTGGAGCCGCAATTGCTGTTACAGGACTCCATCTCTCCAAGCCCCCCATCTCAGCACCTGCTGCGCCATAAGCTAAGGCACGACCGACCGGATTGGCAATAGGGGTTGGGTTCTGTACATTATTAATTAGATCAGTTAGCCCGCGCCCTATTGGAGTTAATTGAGCATTATTATTTGGTGAAGAAGCAGACGCCTGTGGTGAATAAGGAGCAGAGGCTGCTGCTTGTGCTACCGGGGAAGCTACTGAAGAAGCTACCGGGGAAGATGACTGTTGAGGTTTGTTATAACCTTCACTAGCTAATGCATCAGCTGACCAACCAGGCGTAGTACGAGTTGGGGTAGCAGCACGAGTTCCACCAACAACATCTATTGTCTTTTCTCCATTTGCATCCGTAGTTACTACCGGTTGAGGTGCAGGAGCAGGGGCAGCAGAAGGTGCACTATATCCCTCACTAGCCAAAGCACTATCTGACCAAGGCATTACTGAACTCCTCTGGTCGCATCCATCATCTTATTAGTATCTATGTAAGCTTGAACTTTATCATCAGGATTTTTAGCCAAATTATCCTTATACATCATATTAAAAGCCTGAGCATTATTAACCGTCGTCCCTACTTGCGGCTTATATGCAGTTTTCCCATTAGCATCAGTTACTGGAGTCATTAAATTACCTTGCGCATCTGTATATTGACCAGTTTTATCCACATATGGAAGTTTACTCAATGCGGCATTTGGACTTAAATACTTATTATTTTGTACATCTGTCATAATCTTTGTAGGATTCACATTATGGAGAGAATCTCCAGTTAATTGATTAGATAAATCTGCCGCTATGGAATTAACCCTATAATTACTCTTTACCCCATTTACCGCTTGTTGAACCATCTGAGTTAATAATCCCGTATTAATAGATCCACTTTGAATAGCTGAAGATAAATTACCCATTATTTTCGGATTATTTAATACCGCGGCTTGCGTAGCCTGAATCATTGCGGGATCTCCTGTAATCCCGACTTTGCCCATTAAATCAGTAAACAAGCTACTTTGTACAAAATCTTTAGCATTAGGATTCTGACTCTTAACATATGAATTTAAGTTTTTAGTTATAGTAGGATCAGTAACAATCTTATTCAAATTCCCTAAATTCTGCTCCACATTAGGTAACATTTGCGCAACATCTGTATTACTGGCTTGAAGCGTCTCATTTAATTGTTTCAAACTAGCAGCATTAGCCGCTTTAGTCTCAATCCCAGGATCAGAAACCGCACTTAAATATCCTTCTTTATTTGGATAATTTTGATATAGATTAGGATTATTACCCGTAACTGCATTATAAATAGATTGAACTGCATTAGGTGTATAACTATTCGGAGCATATGTATTTGCATATGCATTCCCCAAATTCTGCCGAATACCAGCAGTTACTAATGGACTGCCCGCATTAGCCGCCAAAGCCTCCGGCGCCGCTTGGTTAGCATATTGCTGCCCCTGAGCTGCAGTATTTTGATAGTATTGGCCCAACTGTGCGATGTTCTGCGGCGTAGGTAACATCCCACTAGTTGGAGACATTGCTAGCTCTTTAGCTAATGAGTTCAAATAATCCTGTGAAGCCCCACCAAGGCCAAACGCTGCTTGACCACGCTGTACATTTTGCTGACGACTTATGTCAGCTTGATTCTGAAGCTGTTGTACAACTGGTGCAAGAGCCGCAGGTGACGTACTCATCCCCCTAAACCCCTGTAGCGGATTATAACCAGTTAATGCACCTAATCCAGCTACCGCTGCCTGATCCATACCAGAGCTATACCCCGGCTGCGCCATCTGACTAGCGCCTACAATAGGCGCATTTACCGCATTAGACCTTAGCAATTGATTATACGTATCAAGTGATGGCATACTAGCCAACAAATTGGCATTAGCCGTATTTACAATCGGTTGAAATAATGAGTTAGTACCAATCATCCCAGCTACAGGATTAATACCACTTAATCCACTTTGTTGATTAGAATTATCTTGCGATTGAGTAGTTGCTGTCATATCCCCTCCTAGAGCAAGCCAGGCATGTAATAAGGATTGTAAGAACCTGATTGCTGTTGCTGAGCCGCAGGTATCCGTTGCATCGCACCTGTTTCGCCAATGGATTGCAACATGTTCAATGGAGCCATCTCTTGTGATAAAGCCATATTGTTACCAATATTACCCAAATTACCCATCTGCCCCGCTGCATTAATAGCATTATTTTGGAACTGGCCGTAGTTCTGCATGGCGTTTTGAAACCCTTGATTCATCAATTGTGACTGATTAAACATCAAGTTTTGCGCGTTTTGCGTTGCTGCCTGTTGCATAGATGCGTCAGCACGTGCAGATCCAAATTGTCCGCCAGCGCCAATTTGAGACTGAAGCATCGGAGCTGTATTTTGCCCAAAATTAATTGCAGATTGCGTGGCCATATTATTAGCCACATCGTTAACATAAGGATTTAAAAAACTAGAAAACTGATTCTGATTGAAGCCTGTATTTTGTAAAAGAGAATTCTCACCACTCTGAATAGCATTATTACTTCCGTAGATCATATTATTTGGATTCAACTGTTGCCCAGGCATTTGCTGAGTAGTAGTTCCTGTGCCTCCTGCAGCTCCAGGATTAAATCCTTGGTTCATCCCCATTCCAATATTAGAGAGGCCTGGACTTTCTGTCGGCATAACATGCTCCTTAAATTGTGTATACCTGATTATACAACAAAATCTCATTTAGTATGTTACAATCCTTCCCTAGCGAGCTAATTTATGGTCTATTGCAGAGAATAAAAATTAGCTCGTGAATATCAAACCCATTAATCGAATGCTGCAATCGTTCTTTTAGTGGGTTTTTTATTATCAGAAGGAAATCATGTTTTTAGAAAACAAATACACAAAAACCTATCTACGGCTCATGGAGAAAGCTATCTTTAGAACAAAACCAGAAGGATATACTGAACGGCACCATATTATTCCTAAATCTCTTCCGAATACATATAAACATTATAAATTTAACCTTGTCATCTTGACCGTGAAAGAGCATTTTATTGCTCATCTCCTTTTGAGTAAAATGCTTCCTGAAGAAGAAAATAAAAAGAAAATGATAGATGCATTACATACAATGATTACAAAATGTTTTGAACGTGATCAATATCGATATATTCCATGCCCTCGAATTTTAAGGTACATTAAGGAATTAAAATCAACCTCAATGAAAGGACGTAATAATGCAATGGCAAATCCTATATACAGAGAGAACATGAAAAAAGGAACAAATACTGTTCAACATAAAGAAGGGTGCTCTAAAAGAGCCATCGCTCTTTGGTCTAAGAAAGAACATCAAGAGAAAATGAGCGAACACTCTAAAAAACTATGGGAAAATCCAGAATATCAATTAAAATGAGGAAAAAAGTAAAATGTGTTGAAACTAATCTTATTTATAACTCATGTACTGAAGCAGCTAAAGCTACAGGAATTAATAGAAGCAATATCGCCGGGGTTGCCCATAAAAGGACGCATCACATCACCGCAGGAGGCTATCACTGGGAATGGGCCTAGCCCTGCTAAGTATTACTCAACCCTGCACCCTGATTGCTCGCCGGAGTCGCTGGAGGAGGCACCACCCCACCCGATGGAAACTGACCGCCAATCGGATACTGACTGGGTACATTAGGTATTTGACTAGCCCCGCCCGCAAATACAGATCCAGGCGCCGCTTGGCCGCCGCCCTGCAGTATCGGAGCTTCTCCTTGCAAATAACTCATCTGACTACCCAATAAATCAAAAATCCCCGGCCCTGTAGGTGCCGTCGCTGCTGATCCACCATTTTGTGCATTGGTCTGCTGACCATAAGCATTCGATAAGAAATTATTCTGGAATTGAGGAAACATCGTTGAAGATGTTGCATTTTGACTACCAGTTGTTTGAGCGCCACCGCCACCTGACATAATTATCTCCTTAATATCCAACTAGGTTCTGCCGCTGCGCAGCTAGTTGTTGACTTGCTAAATTCTGCATTTGATTCGGTTCACCTTGCATGTAATTCTGAGCTTGTTGATTACGTAATAGCTGCAATCCTGAAGCTAGGGCTAAATGAGTTAATCCCTCAATTGGATCCTGAGTCTCACCAGTAATTGATCTTGCTATAGAGCCTAGTGCCCCACCTGTATTTTGTTGTAACGGGGTACCTGCTAACATCTGGTTAGCCATATCAGTATTACCACTTAATCTCATCATAGTTGCAGAATTAAGTAATTGCTGATTCTGCGGACTAGCCAACCATTGTTGAGCTTGCTGAGGAGTCGCTTGAGGTGTGCCCGTCCAAAAGTTACCCTGGGATTGCGGTGTGCTTGATGAAGCTGCTGGTGCCGCGCTTTGTGTAGGTACTGCTGTTTGAGTTGGACCCATCTGGCCTGGACCTAATTGTCCTGGTGCTAAAGCCGGGGCACTTGCACCCTGCGAGCTACTTCCTGACATAGCTATATTCCTTAAAAAGTTTATACCTGATTATAGCATAAATCTATAATCCTTGCGCATCACCAACATTTACTGTAATCATGAAATCACCGCAAAAGAAATTCGAATTAACTGCCATATTCGATATTTGTAATTGAATAATCCGATCCTGTATCCGACAGTCAATCTTCTCAGTGTTCGTACTAAATGGATTATCTTCACTCGTCATTATTGCACTATTTGCGTACTTACGAGTTAAAAAGTTTAAGACCCAAGGACCAGAACCTAAGAAATCAGGCTCAACCCGAATAACCTCCGTGAAGTTACCCATCAATCCATAAGGAGTCTTAGGTGATCCAATCATCATGGTATTACTTAAAAAACCGATGTCCGGAGTAACAAAGGATGAAGGAATAGCTGCAGCGTTCCCCGCTTCATTTACATAATCAGTTCCCGTCTCATGTAAAAATACATCATATTTCTGAGTGGCTGGATTAACTACATTATCTATCCAAATTTGATTGGCAATAAACGCTGCATAAACCCCAGCACCTCGCGTAATAGGACAATCATACCAACAATTTGATTCATAATTATAAATCAACATCCAGTTGCATTCAGTAGATGCACCATAAGGGAAATGCCAAATTACTTCACTATACTCAGCATTTAATACCCCCCAAGCCTTATTCTTATAAGTTGGATTAATACCCTCAAAAAACCAGTTCTTATTTTGTAAATTAGGGACCTCTTGTACTAATCCACCATTATATACAAAGAAACGCCCGTCGCCTAACCAATAGAATGTACCTGCGCGCTCAACTACCGAGTTCTGCGCAATAATCGTTATATTAGTCGCAATTACTGTATATGCAAATACGTTAGGTGCACCGCAATAAGTAGCCATAATTAATGAGTCTAGACTCCAGAACAATGCCGCATATGTACCAGCACCGTGAAAGTTAATACCCTTCACAATCTTACTGTTACTAATATTTACCGCATTCGCTAACCCCGGGTTGATCTGCCAAGCATATGAATTTACTGCCGCCCACTTCTCAGGATTATTCACATCAGAGTTGAGAATTAACCCATTGGCCCCATATGCAAATAAGAACGGACCAACTGCAACTACCCCACCACTCACACTTATTTCTGTATTACAAATCAATGAAGGATTCTGTACACTTAATGGAGTGCTCGCCGATAAAGGAGACATTAAAGCTCCAGCCGTCATAGCACTGGCTTGAATAATAAAAACATAAGTTGGAGTATCATCAGATATATTTCCAGAAGGGCAACTAGCATGCGCTACAATATATGTAGATGTATCAGCAGAAGTTTGACCTGTAGTTAAATTCAATGCATCTAATGACCAAATATATTGACTGCCTGGCGTATAGCCAAAACCAGGAGGGAAAATACCATTCACAAAATCAGTTGGAGTTACCGGGTAGACCTCATTCGCAAAAGCTACGCCGCCATACTGCACTTGAACATTCCAATGACTCGTTGTATCATAGAAAACCATCATACCTACAGTATAATAGACACGACCTAATCCCAAATTCTGAAATCCTGCTACCGTTACAGTATAATACCAGCCAATTGTACCTTGACCTGCAACAATAATCGGCAGGGGAGATACAATCACCCAATTAATCCCGTCAGGGGCAGATAGGCACACTCCATGAGCTCCAACTGCTAAAAAATCAGTCCCATAAACTACTGCATATAAATCATATTGAGGAACCGGAGTAGGATTAACTGCAGGAGTCCAAGTAACCCCGGCAGCAGAATTTAATATTATTCCACCTTCTCCAACAGTAACATATAAATCAACGAAGTTGTAACACACCCCTTTCAAATTATGAGTAGTGCCACTAGTTTGAGGCGTCCATGTTACATTGTCCGGGGAAGTCAAAATATTCCCTGTATCTCCTACAACTACATATAAATTACTTCCATTAAAACAGATACTATTTAATGAAACAGTTACCCCACTCGTTTGACTTGTCCATGTCACTGAATCAGGAGATGACCAAATTTGACCCATTTGACCTACCGCAACATATTGATCTCCGTATGTAATAGCCAATAAATTAACAGTCGTAATAACCGGCTGTACCGTCCATGTCGTAGCATTCGATGATATAAGATTAGCACCAGCATGGCCAACAACTACAAAACCAGTCGGCCCATAAGTTACAGCATAAAGTGTTTGAGTAGTTCCACTAACCTGAGCAGTCCAATTGACCCCATCTGGTGAAGTTTGGATCGTTCCTTGGGCACCTACTGCACAAAATAATGCTAACTGAGGATTATAAGCAATACTATAGAAAGCATCTGTACCTACTATAATTACATTCCAATTTACCCCATTGGTTGAACTTAGAACTGTTCCTACATCCCCCACCGCGACATATGTAGATTGTTTAGTTATTGCATTCAACCCATAAGCTATCGAAAAGATTTGGGCATTAGTTGTACCATTAGTTTGAGCATTCCATGTGCCCTGGAAGACAAGATTATCTGGTAACAAAGGATTCAAAGGTTGATTATAGTCTCCCGTTACTACTAACTTATCAACACTATCTAATACAACTGCAAATATCTTCCGAGGGATGCCCCATCCAGTTGTTGTTACTATTCCAGTACCGTCATAAAACGTGGCAGGGAGGGCAGTACCATCAGGACCATATTCATTATTATAGAAATATTGATTATATCCAGCTTCACCAGAGCCTGTTTGAATCTCAACCCCAAAGCGACCCTCAAGCGTATTCACTAAAAGGCCATGATTAACCGAATCTTTATTAACCTCTAATTGACTTTTTTCTGCAACATAATAATCCTTAGTTGCACTAAAAGGCTTACTCAAATCTTGACCCAAATATTGCTTCCCTGGATAAGATGGTTGAGTATACGGATTACCATAAGGACCATTGTAAGGGAGGAATGCAGAATCAGTTGTATAAGTATTAAGACCACCTATCCATTGGAATCCCCCGATTTTTCGTAAGCGACCATGATACCACCTGAACCAATTCATATAGGTACACCCTTGGGAGGAGAACGTAGTGTAATCTCTCCATAGACCCGGTTCTATCACGAGCCGGTAAATCTCCTTCTTCATCTGAGGAGGAGCTTGCATCTCTTGTTGATTAGCCATCTATCAATCCTATAATGGAACCTGACCTCTTACAAAATAACTTATATTTGCCGTATTAGACGCACTTGGAGCTGCACTCATAATAATATCAAACTGCGTCTCACTAATCTGATTTGCTATCAACTCTACAAATAAATTAGAATAAGAGGCACCATCAAATTGACCATTAGATGTTAGCAGAAATGATGCATATAAAACTTCGAACGGTAAAGTAACCGTTGTGGAAGTACTCGGATTACTAATCAAAGCTACTCCCCAAATATCACATGCGCCACTAGGATATATTACATAAGTTGGACCTGTAAGTAGAGTATTAAATTTTAAATCACCCCAACATGCTACCGCCAAAGGGCCACCTGCAGTACCTACAGTAGCTTCAGGCAAATAAGGGCGACCATCTGTACTATTATAAGAAAAAGACATCGAACTCTGGCCAGCTCCACCATATGCTTTTAATACTGCAGGATTGCCCGCCCCACCGAGACCACTATAAGGAGTATTTTCACCTTCAATATAAAATTGAGCAGCAGGCTGGGTATTAGCATCATTTATCATAAGAATTTTAGCACCACCCGCGGTATTTAAAAATGTTGCTGCATTATCCACTACCAAACTATTAAGGGTTGCGACTCCGCTTGTATCAAGTGTAGTAAAACTTGCTGGTAAGGTGCCTCCATCTAGGCTTGCTTCAGTCACTAATTCGGAGTATTCGTTATACTCAATGTTATTAACTACCCAGATATTTGAAGTTAAAGTTGATGAATACGCTACCTCAAATTTATAATATGCAGGGATGCCTGTATTAGTTTGAGTAATTGCAACAACTCCATCCGGACCACTAATACTCATGTGCCCATTGCCGGAAGTCAGTTCACTATTACTTATACATACGGTAAACCCAATAGCAAATCCAGAAGGACTAGGGATATTATAGGTGCCTGAACCTGTCATATAAAGTAAATTAAAACTATCTGAAACGAGAATAGTGTAAGGGGTAGCAACTTCAGATACTCTATTAAAGTCAGAATATATTCCAGTAGGAATAGTCATGTTCTCCCACTCAGAAACACTACTGTTGTACGTTAAGACCTGCCCATTTAGAGGAGATATAACATTGACATCAACTAAATCTTCTAAAGTCATATTAGGAGGATAAGGCGCGTTAACCCATTCGCTCGATCCACTATCATAAACTAGCACATCACCATCGCCAGGAGATGTGATTACAACATCATTCAAGTCTTCTAAATTAAGAACTACAACCCCAGTTAACCCGTTGACACTTATCACAAAAGAAGTCATAGGGATTTTTAACCAAATTGCATTTTGATTATAAACAAGAAAATCACCCACATTATAAGACGTAGAAGTGCCACTAGGCGCCGTTTGGGTACCCGCTACAGCTGTAATATAAGTATCACCTACTACGCCAGTACCAGCTACTAAATGAGGTGTATTTGTAGTTGCATTCCAAGTACCTAAAAATGTTAAAGGACTTGTTATTACTGTACTAATATATTGGAGAACCGCCTCTTGAGTCGGTACATAATAATTAGTTCCGGGCAACAATGATTGATTAGTACTCACTGCAATACCGCTATCCGCTGTATTACCTCCGGTACCTACTACAACTAAATCATTTAATACGTAAGGCTCAGGAATTACAACTGCAATTTCATTGCCCCCAATAGTACCTCTAAAAGAGCCACTTAATTCTAATGGTCCATTCTCTACAATTAAACCGCCTGGACCTGTTATATACACTGTCCCATCAATATCTGTAATATCTGGATAAAGAGTTCCGCTACCTCCACCACCTGTAAATAACAGACTAGACGTGAATTGAGTTAGGGGACTATTAGTAATAGCAGCTGAATATTGAATTGGCCACGTGGTATTCCCATTCGTTTCATATGAATCGTTTAAAGGAGGAATTACTACATATGTAGTTGGACCCGTTACATATTCTGCACCCAAGCCAAATTTAAATGCACTCGTAGTTGATTGGGCTAATACAAAATAAATAGATGTAAAATTATTCGGTAGTAAAATCCAAAAAGAAGATTGACCTATACTTGCATAATACTCCTGAATAGCTGTTGGAGGACTTCCTGTAATAATCCAAAGCGGGGAATAGATCAAATCTAAATTAGTAGACATATCAATCGCAATTGATGCACCATCCAATGGATTAGGTAATATAGTTACATTATCAATCCCTACTGTCTGACTTGATTGATTACTCAACCCAACATAGTTAGCTGTCGCTAGATTAATACTTGCTGTTCTAAAAATCTGTTGATAAGGAGAACTTTGAGCAGTAATTAACCAATCGCCATTAGTAGTCGAAGTTAAATTACATGACGAACTCGGAATTAGAACAAAACTAGCTGAATCATTACTAGATTGAATAGGTAACCCATTAATCGTATCGTTGTTTTGAGTTTGAATAACTACTGGCTGATTACCTTCATTTACAAAAGTACATGTAAAACCACAAGCTCCATATAATTGGGCACTAATCCCCAATTGGACATTGACTTGAGTATTAATTCCAGGAGGGTTAATTAATGTTGTAGCGCAATAGGTTATTGCTTGAGGAATCCCTAATGTATATACATTAGCACTCCCAGGTAAAGCTGCCTGAATAGACGTCACTGTTTGAGCTACTTGTACTTCATTAGTCGTAGTAATAAATCGTAAACTATTACCTAAATTTTGACTTAAAGTGTTCGTATTAGTCGTTGCTCCCAATACAGTAGTTGCCCAACAGGCTGACTCAACACTCGTTACTACATTTGTTGTAGTATTAAATAATACCCGTTGACCACTAGTAATGTTAATAATACTTGAAGTATCACTCCCCTGAATTGCAAGCGTATATGTCCCCACATTAGCTAATATGAATGCTGATCCTGCGCTCACTAATTCTACAGGCGGTAACAGAACAGTTGCTGCTGCGCTAGAAGTCAACACAGTTGTACCAGCCACATAGAATTGAGTTGTGGTATCAGTTATGACCTGCGTTGGCCAAAAGAAATACGCTGTTGTCGGAATACTATATGATTGATAAGTAGTATTCGTCGGGTTGATTTGTTCGCCTAAAGGGTTAGTAAAGTTAACTGTTAATGGTGGCATATCGATTCCCTAATTTAAACGTAAATTTGAATTATCCATTTGTCTCTCACTATTTTCTTTATTGAGACCACCTATAATGGACTGATAGGTCTGTTCCCATTGCATAGATCTATTATCACTACGCAAATATTCGGATGCCCAAATAAGAGCTGCATATATAAGCGCAAGTGGGTAATAAATAGTAAAATAATTCTGTTGAACTGCTGAACTTAATGGTTGAACTTCAGCATAATATTGCCATTCAAAAGTATAAGCCATATCTTCTACTAATGGCCCAATTATAATATTACTAATATCTATATCTGAATAATATATCCAACCAGTATAATTAGATTGATCCGCTAAATTTAATGTACTAAAATCCTGTAAATATTCCTGCACATATTCATAAGAACGGTTGTACATATAATTACGTCCCTGAGGAGTAACCACCGCCAAACTCTTTGTCATCCGATAGCCTTGCGGTTTAGATATAGTTACACTATAAGGCAAAGATTGAGGCGGGTACTGAATTTCAATCCCGTAATTCATTTGACCATTAAATCCCTCGATTATAAATGGCCCCTGAGGATTAGAACTCCCTCCAGCTAAATAACCTGAAGCTTTTACCGTTTGAGGTAATGTAAATTGAACTGTATTTACTTGAGATAAAACCTTAAGATCAGATGCCAATCTTGATTCAGCTAAACTAATAAATCGGGGAATATTATTAACTGTCGATGAATCAGTACGATCTAAGAACTTTTGTAAATAATTACATAAAGATGTATATGTCCATGTAATATCGGGATCTAATGTCTGTAGTGACTGTGTAGTAAATACGTCCGACATAGTACCCCCATGAAACAATGATTAGTGATTATATCATAGGCGTCAAAAACAATGCTTGCTCTTTCTCTCTACGAGAAACAAGCCCCGGACATACCTCTCCATTTACATGACAAAACTTTAACATGTCCTGGGCAAACTGACTTAAATTACATGAAGAAAGAACATGCCACGTATTAGGATTACTATTTATAAAACCTCTCCACCCGACATTATAAAAAAAAGAGCACAGTGCATCAAATTGATTCTGATTAAGAGTGCAAGTAATATTTTGATTAATCCATAAACAAATTTTATTCAAACTTGATTGTAAATAAATAGCAGCTTCTAATTTGCTAATTGGAGCATCTTCCATAGTAACAGCAACATTATTAGGATACGTCCTTGTGCCATAACCAATTGTAGGATCACCTGCCGCATCTAAATAAGGACCCGCTCTATAGTCCTCAAAACTTTCTATTAACTCAATTCCTGCTCGTGATATTACCACTTTGTTGACTTTCTATCCATCCAATTAAACTATTCAATTGCTCAATATACAAATTACATTGAGCAAAGTTACCCGTAATATTAATTAATTCTGCACTGGGACTGACAGAGGTTGCGCTTTCTGCATTAAATCCGCCGGGGGAGATGGATAAGGAGGGCACGCGTGGTCTTGATTGCTCGGACTGTTGAACATACCACAAGAACTCATTACTAAGCTTATTATCAAGATTAATCCGATTCTGAGTACTAACATCTGTTAACTCCCTACTCAAATTTGCCGTAGAAACTCTTAATGCTTCTGCTTCTGATTCATATTGTTTAGCGGCCCCATTACTTATCTGATTTTGTTGTTGGAGACTAGCGATGATTTGATTTTGTTGTACAATTTGTTTAGCCTGCAAATCGATTGTCTGACCCATCGACTTACTGTTATCCCTAATAGCTCGCTCATGCCATCCTATAAAAAAAATTGCCATATATGAGCAAATGTAGAGAATTATTCTAAGCTGCATCATTAGGTGGAATATTAGTTTGCAACTCATCATGAGCTGTAACAGCTGCTTTTATTATTCGACCAAAGACACTAGTTGTATCCCTAGTAATTAACCTTAAAAATGCCCATATAGATGCGCCAGAGTAAAGGATTAAATCTTTATCAACTGGCTTTAACAATGATGCAACAATACTAATAAGACCAATAATAGCCTCCCAAGTTGATGGCATTTGTAAATATTCTTTTATTACATTTATATAGAATGTTAACTTTACTTTAAAGGTTCCATCTTTTAATATATGAATAAAGAACATTTTAATTTCCTTTATTATAGATCGCTGCCGGTGGTTCAAATGAATGTCTTATTGCCTCAGACTTTGAAACCATCCCTGAATAAATACTCCAGAGAGTAACTGCAGTAGTAGAGACCCAAAGAACTGTTTTTAAAGCTCCTGTACCCGTAGCAATAATACGTCCATGACCTTCTACTTTTTCGTCAAGTTGTTCAAAATTAGTCCCAACTTTCTCTTGGAATTTTTCCAAAGTCTCTTCTAATTTATCTACTTTCCTACTTAACTCGTCTATGGACTTTAATAAAATGGCTTCAGTCATTCTCTCCCCAATCAATTATCAGGAATCTCAACCGCATTTTGAAATGGTTTTAAAGTCAACAAATATGCATAAAACTGAGCCTTAGGCGATAATTCACTTGTAGAATTATAGGGGATTGTTCGCGTTCGCTCAAGCGGAATCACACGTACCCCAGTATTAACATTGATATTTAAAGTTGCTGTCATCGAATCGCCTACAACAACGGGTTCGTTTACTGTTATTTCCCTAGATAAATTTGGTAAATTCGCATAATTAATTCGTAAACTCATATCTCTACTCCGTATAATCAAATGTAATTGCAGTATTAAAAGCCGCTGTCCAAGGAGGAAGATATATATTTCCAGAAGTATCTACTATTTGATTACCTCCATCGACTCCTTGTGTTTCAATCTTATACAAAGCGCCGGCCTGAGCTGTTACTCCTACCATTGGAGTTGAACCAGCAAAACCAGAAGCTATACCCCACGGATTAGAGCCGATTGCATACGTAGTATATGGCACCCATGAGGCAGTCCCACTATTAAATACATATGCATTTATTGTATTAGCAAATCCGTCATTATAAACAGGTAAATATAATAATGAATTATCCATTACATTAATAGTAGTTAAACTATAAGAATTAGTTCCACCATAATAAATAACACCTATTTCGGTCAAAACCGCACTTGCACCCACTCCTGACAATGAAGCTGTATCAAAGCCGTTATAAACTTGACCATCTAAAGATGTGATATATGTTGTCCCATTATTCATAAATGTACTAATCATATCTACTTCTGTTAGCCCATATAGAAAAACTTCACCTTGATCTGTAAGGTTAAGCGTCATTAATACACCTGTACCTGATATATAATATAAATTATATCCTCCTGAACCCACACCACTATCTTGATAGCCAACTATCACATATTGGGTGGATGAATCTACAAAGGCAGCTACCGGGAGAGGCGGCGTGTAAGGGATAATTATTTCACCTTGAGCCGTTCCGGTGAATACTGCAGATAATCCACTACCAGCTGACAAATAAAATGCATACATGTCAGTATCTCCAGTGGCTGAGACTACAAGATAGCGAACTCCAAACGTATCAGTAAATCCAGTTATACCTGTTGCATTATCACCTACAGATATAGTTCCTTGAGTTGTATTATGCCATACAAGTGTCCCACCACTACCAGTTGCATAACAAATGTAAGCATAACTAGCATTACTTCTTGTTATCGCAGCATACATAACATTAGATGCATCCATAAATGCGAATATTCCACCCACAGGTCCAGAGCCATAATTAAAACTTCCTCTAGAGACCCATTGCGTACCATTAAAATAATAAGTAAAGAGGGTGTTGGACGCACCGCCGGCAATTAAATAATAAGTTATTCCGCTATTATCCGTAATAAATGTACAATACGCATCACCCAAAGTAGAAAATAAATTTGCATATGTGGGAGGTTGCGTTAATACAGGTTGTTGAATTACTATATTAGAGACCGTATCCTGCGCTGGATTAACAGCTAATCCAGTAAGATAACTATCTAGGGGATAGACTGGTGCAGGATATGTAGTAGCACCTAGCTGTGCAGTAGCAGTAAATCCCTCGGTCTGCGTTAATTGAATATTTACATTATGCACTATGCCAGTCTTAGTATCTGTACCTGTATAAGCTGGCGTGCCTCCATATGTCGTTAGATTATGGGCAGTTATCGTTAATGCAGTTGTTGTTTGAGGCAAATATGCATTTGCTAATGCGGTATCTAATACAACACTATTCGGACTACCTCCCGTGGGGTCAGTTACTAAAATTGTTCCGCCATCTATCTCTAAAGGAGTTGAGGAAACGCTATTTACCGTAGTAGTAAGATCATTCCCATCATAGGCTGTTGTGTTAGTGGTGAGCCCTCCCAATGCACTACCCAAAACTTTATAACTATCCCCGTCCGTTCGCTCAATTAAGAACAAATCAGATGCCTGAACAGCACCTCCTGAAGGTAATTGATCTATTTTTTTTTGAGTAGTCATTGACTATCCTTTATTAAGTAGTTTGATATGTAATTGTTAGATATATAGTAAGTCCACTCAACCCCACATTTGTCAGACGGGCGCCGTTTGTATTATCATAAATAAATATTCCCGTAGAACTTAGTTGTGGAATGAGGGTAGAAGTTAACATAGTTGCATTAACCACTATAGAACCCACCGAGGAAACGGCTGTCGCCGAAACAGTCTTCGGGAGACCCCCAATTAATATGTCATTACTATCGGAAGTCGCAGGAAATGCTAATTGCAATTGCAATACGCATATCTTATTACTTTCCCGATAAGTAGCATAAGTTACAGTAAATGTGAGACTACCTCCACTCGCATCCGTCGGCGTCCAAGTACCACCACTGAAACTAGGCGCCCCATTCACATCAGAATATGCTACTTGAGCCCACGTCTCAAGATTCGCAACACTCCCTGTACCGAGTGATTTCAAATACTTAGGAGTAGTTGTAATATTCCCTGCCAATCTTAATGGCGCTCCTGCGGTATTCCCAATAATTAAATCACCTAGGGTAGTCATCACATTTGTAGTAGCACTCGTAATAGTGCTTCCCAAAATAGTATAATTAATCCCCGTATCCCGCTCAATTAGCAATAAATCCGTATCTAGAACGGCACCCCCCGCAGGGAGCTCGTCCAATGGAATTAAAGGTGTTGACATATCATAACCCTATAAAACTATTGTTGCGCAACCCACGCTGTATCAGAATTAGGATATTTACCTACAGTTGGAACTCCGGTTGCTACATATTGTACAACTGCACCACTTTCATAAGCAGCACTTTCAAAAAGTACTACTGGAGTAGTTGTCATTGCATGATTAGCATGGTAAGGGTATCTTAACGTGCTTTCCCATTGACCATAGTAGGCCATTTGACCATAGGAGGGTGCTGGTGATACTGCGGAAGCTAAATTGATTGATCCAAGACACGAAAGAACATATAATAACTTTTTCATGATAAATTCCTTTAAAGATTAGAGAGATTGCCATTTAATTGACTTATCCAGCCTTAGCAATATTTTACCACAGCTATAAATATCTGCAAGGTTTTCTAAGACTTATGTGTTCAGAATAAAAGTAGCCAACTGATTTAGTGTTATAAAACATGTCGTCGTTCCCTGTTGAATCATCAATTGCTCTGTTCCAGTTAATGTACTAGCAGGCGGTAATTGAGGAATAGTTATAGTATTATTGACTTCAAGAACAAAAGGTAAATTAAAGTTCATCCCCTCAGGTGAATTCTTTGAAAATACTACTTGTGGCATACTATTATCCTACTAAAAGTTGATTAGAGAATTGTAGCATACCCCCTCTATCTGTGTTATAATTTCTCCAATAAATATTAGGAGATGATTGTGGTTAATTATCCACCGGCAAGTAACATAAATATTACGGTTGCACAACTCCTCGACCATGCTATTCGTATCTGCGGGAAATCAACTTCTGAATTAACTCCAGAAATGATTCGATTTTCAAAAGAGAACCTCTTACTTTCACTTATGGAATTAAACAATCGAGGAATCCCAATTTGGGCACTCGAAGATAGAGTCCTCGGATTTGAACCACTGAAATGGAAATACTTTTTACCACCTGACGTAATTGATATCTTCGACCTTAACTGGCGCACAATGAATCATGCTATTGTTAGTCCGAGTGGCGGACCGACTGCTGTAGATACTCAATACCTTACTGATTATGAATGGTTCTCATATGCTACTACTTCTGATTACTTCCTCTTAACAGGAAACACAGTCGAAATATACGATTATTTTGGCTTATTTTTTTACGGCGAACAAACCGTTACACTTACGTTTTCAGCAAGTACTGATGGAATCAATTATGTACCCATAACTACATATCCTACAACAACTTATACCGATGGATTTAGCATTTGGTATGACTTTATGACACCTTTCCAAGGTAGCTATCTTAAAGTCTCTGTAGCACCCGGAGAAACCCTTTCCTCCCGCGGATTCTATACAGGATATACCGGATTAGGACGCGAAATCCCCATTGCAAAAATGAATAGAGATGATTTTTTTGCCTACCCATCAAAAGGGATACAAGGAACGCCTATCAACTATTATTTCAAAAAAACAGTACCTCCCGAAATATGGTTCTGGCAAAGTCCAAATAGCGCACAAGTTTTCAACTGGAGTATTCATTATTATACCTATGATACCATTGATCAATTTGTCTCAATGCCTAACGCTATAAAAGTACCCGTCTGGTTTATAGACTGCATTAAATTCACACTCGCAACCAAGATGTCCTGGGAATTGCCAGGGGTTGACCCAGAACTCAGAAACGGTATAGCAGCTCAAGCCGATCGTTTAGTTAATATAGCCGAGTTCAATAACTCCGATGATTCAAACATCAATCTGCTTGGCGCCGTTTTAGTGCCTTATCAAAATTGAGGATAGTATATAATGAAGCTTAGGACTAGGGAAGAAAAGCGTGGCTAACTCTAAGATTTCTTCCGGGGTAAATGCGCTCGGATGTTGTGATAGATGTAAAATACCTATGCCATATTTAAACCTAATGAAAGACGGAAATTCTCCTGGCTTAAGAGTCTGCCAAGAATGTTGGGATATGAGAGACCCATATAGATTACCTCCTTTACAGCCCGATGCATTTGCACTTCAATACCCTCGACCATTACAAAGCATTGTTCCAAACCAATACAATGTAGTTCGACCTCCGATTTTAGGTATCCCTAATGCCCAAGGCGGAGTACCAGTAGTCACCACACAGTACAACGGAGTTATTCAGGGACTCGTTATCGGAACACCAGGGATAGAGACTCAACCGGTAACTCCTAATCCGTTTAATACTGCACAAGAGTTTGGGAATCCATATGATGATGGGAATGGAGAAGATTATATTCCTCCAAGTTCAAGAAATAATGGATAAACATTAGAAAACTTGCATATTTAGAAAAGTAATGCTACAATCATGAGTGAAGAAGCTAACTAAGAAATTGGTTAGCTTTTTTATTACCCGTTTTTATCTTGATCTACTTTTTCCAATAATTCCAATACATCATCTAAATTGGCAAGACAACCCTTTAAATAATTAAACTCTTTTTCAGAATATTCCGAAGTAACAATCGTCTCTTTTATATAATCCCTTTTATCATATAATTTCTCAGCAACAATTTCTAAAGTGGGATTAAACCAAGTATAAAGATTTTTCTTGCTCATTACTTTTTCTTCTTACTCAGAGACTTAATTACTTTCATCTCTTTCATATCCGCCTTAATGCCTTTTTTAGATTCCTTGATTTCTTTCTTTTCATGCTCAAGCATCTTTTTCATAGGTTTTTTCATTTTTTCTTTCTCGCCTTCATACGATTTTCTTCAATTTTCTTTGTAGTACCTGCAATGGCTTTCCAATTGCCGGGATATTCTTCTTTAGCCTTTGACCAATCTTTTTCAACGGTCTTTAAATTCGTCTTCGTTTTCTTTGCTAATTTCTTCAACTGTGGAACTGGCATTACATTTTGACCTTTTTCAAAGCAGGATTTTTCTTTTTAGCCGATTTACTAGCATTCCTTGTCGTATTCGCCAAAATAGCTCCTGCTGATTTTTTAGAATAACCTTCTTTTTCGATTTTTTTCTCTACTGCTGCAAATCCTGGATGTTTCTTGCTCATTTTGTCTCCTAACTATTCATTAAAATACGACCCATTCTAAAGATATCTATAAATAATATAGCCATCCCTATACCTGTTCCAATTGAACTAATTAACCACATAAATCTATTATCCATATAGCCCGAAACTTTATGACGCGCTCTTAATGCTAGCTTTCCCATATCGAATGTCTCAGCCTCAAAACACAATTGCTTATTATAGCATATATAAAAAAAACCCAGTGGTGCGCATATTTGAGAGATCTTACGAGTTCCGCAATAGAGGCCTTACTGGGCATTTACCACCAACTGTTCGGATTTCCCGAACAGTTGGGATGCAGATTAAGACTGCGTTGGAGATTGCATATAACTAAAAACTACTGTCAATGTAGCAGCTACAGCCGAAGTTAATTGGCTTGAAGCAGTTACATAGTAAAGATTATTGCCATAAGTTACCGGTAAATATTCACCATAACCTGTTGCAAAATCTGCAAATAAGTCTAAATACGCATAAGCAGCCAAGGTCAACGTAGTATTCATAATTTGAGTACCAGAAGCACTCAAACCAATATTTACTGTCGTACTACCCGGAACTGCTGATGCACCTGTATTGTAAACTTTAATTCCAGTAATAAGCGCTCCAGTAGGGATATTCGCAGTGCCTGAAAATGTACCCCCATTGCGCGCAGTTAAATACACTGGCTGAAGTATTTGAGCAACTCCATAACTACTAGAAGTTTGTCCAAAACTATTTACAGTTATTTGACCATCTTGAGTAGGATCAGAAGTGCCAACGACTCCAACGAATTTAGTAGGACTTGTATTTGAATTACTAATTCCAACAAAACTCATATTAGCCTCCAATTCCTGACGAGAAGATAATTCCACGTGGATCTACCCAACCGAAGATATAACGCATACTCATAATGAATTGTAAACTATCAGTCAAAAAGTCTGGTTGAGATTTCCGAGTTAATTCTCTACGGTTAAATCTAACTAAACCCATGTCACCTTTAGCATTCAAGTCAGTTGTCATACCCCAAGCATATGGGCTAGTTAAACGCGTTACTTTTTGCATCCCGCCTTCTAACAAACCTAAACTTTGAATCGGGTTGATTGCATTATTAGCTGTATCAGGACGTAGTAATGACTTCAAAATAATTTCCGCTTGGAAAATTAATTGAGGAGGCACTACAAACTGATGAGGAGCTACGTTGATCTTTTTACCACGAGAATCTACTAATTGACTTAATTGGATAATCATTTGTTCTGCAGAGGTTTGAGACAATGCAGGATTACCAGTTAGAATATTAGAATAGGTTCCATCATAAAGACCATGACTTGCACTAAACAATGGTTGAGAATCACCCCCTAATTGGGTGTAATTACTATTAAAACCATTATTAATAACATTAGCTGCCAGAACCTCTTCCGTTTCATAAAGCGACTGAGCTAGGTGGCGACCAAATGTTGCTGCCAAATCAATGTATTCAGAATCCTCAATTGCCATCCGAGTGATAGCAAATCCAAGAGCTGTTACATAATAAGGGAAATTAATAGACCATAATGTACCACCTTGATCATAAGGGATCGGCTCGCCGTCACCCACAATCGGTGCATTACCCATACCGAACAACACAGTTTCTACGTGAGATGAACGTTTCAATCCAGGACGTTGAACATAGATTGATTTCCATTCATTTCTACGCTGTGCATACACGCCGTCGAAATTCTCATTTACAATCGGCTCTACGACTTCTCGTAGGGAGACTAAAGTAATTGGTGCTGACATGATTTATTCCTTAACTAAAATTCGAAGTTAGTGGGTTAAGTTTAACCATTACAATTGTATATGCATCACCCCACTGATTTGTATCAGTTGTAGGGGGAGCTTTATATAATTCTGTAACGATGAATTGACCACCAGACACCGGGCCACTTACTGCATCCAAGGCTGCTTCAGAATAACCCGCTGCAGAACCATTACCAATTGTAGCTAGATCCAAATTAAATGTTTGACCCAAAGCTGTAATAGCTAAAGGACCATTTGCTTGAACCACAAATTCCATTGCGGTATCTTGATATACATATGGCGCATTAGTAGTAGAATACGGATCACCTTCATTGGCAGATGGCCAGAAAGTTGTATTAGCTGGTACCCATGGGTACTCTTTTACGAAACCTGAAACTGAATCCATCCATTGTGCACCTGCGAAAATCCCTGCTAGGGTATCATCTGCAGCAGTTGCTGCTTGAATATAACCGCTTACAAGTTTACAAGGCTGCCATGAATAAATCGCATTAGTTGCATTGCTTTGCAATGAACCGAATTGTTGCCGAGGATTAGCTGTACCAGACGTATGAAACGCCGGACGAAATCCATTTGGCTGAAATACTGAAGCCATTTTATTATTCCTTCGATAGATTAAATTTAGGCGCTCTTGTTTGTACAAAGCGACCTTGACTATTTAAAGTCACCCCTGCAGTACCGGAATCTGGTTCGTAAGTTTCTTGTTCCAGTAACTGCCTCGATACATCCCTTACACTACCACCAAAAGCTTTTAACCTATTGGTATGGTTCCTATAAATATCTCGAGCTGCTTCAGCTGGGCGATCATGATGATATTCGGTCATCAATAATTGCCAGTCATCAACATGTAACTTACATAGAATCATTTCTTTGTAAACTACTTTATCTGATGATATATTCAAATCTACCTTAGTCTGATAGACATGTGGAATCATATCTGGATAATCGTTAACAGAACATGGGAAAAAACCCAAATTCTCTTGCGCATCCCAAAAATGAGGTTTTGCATTATGATCAGTGCTCAACCAAGTATATTTATAGTTAGGATCTTTTTTCTTTGGTGTAGGCAAATAATTTGTTTGAGACGCACGTAACGCCTCTTTGGTTAACCGCGGCTTGCCTAACGTAGCCGTTTCAACCTTGCTCTTAATCCGAGAAGTACGACTAGCATCTAATGCCTTAGTTAATCTCGTATCTTCTTCTGATTTTTGTTCATCCATTTTAACTGATGGAATATCTTCTAGACCAGCACCTTTTTTGACTGATCGACTTAATTCTTCTTTTACTAAACTATCTATTGATGCACCCATTATGCTCTCTCTCCCTCATATTTCTTCTTCGTATCTGACCAAGCTTTTGTATAATATTTTAAACGTTCGCTATCTAAAACTCTTCTATCAGTCTCAGACAATACGCCCATCTTTATTAACGCCTCTTCTTGATGACGATTTAATTTAAAATTAGTCCCACTTGTAGTTTTAGTTGCACCATTACTACTTGTGGTTGTCCGTTGAACTTTGGCGCTAGTATCTGTTGCTGGATGATTAGATCT